ACTGACTTGTCATTGTTGGTTTTGTGCAATTCTGGTGTAGACGTTAAACGTCCAATCATGATAAGTTGGAGTCAGTAACAGTATTTTTAACTTGCTTCTCTCTCCATCTCATACATCCGCACAGAGTGCAACACGAGATCCCGATACTTCCAGGTTGATACCAGGTACTCAATCACTTCCTGGTCCTCTATCTTGCATTCCATGAATAATAATAGCTTGACAGTGTACTCATTTTTCAAAATCGGAACAGTGTAAGTCACATCTACCCAATGCTCAAAACCTAAGTCTGTCTGCTCTACATTTGCTAGTTCAATATTTAAAATGTTCATGTTTTTTCCTCCTACTTATCTATTCGTAAAAGAAGATAAAAAAAGTTACGAAAAAAATCATTATTTTTTTGATTTTGGAAGTAATTTTGGAGAAATAGCTTGGACTTTAAATCCAACCTTTCCAGAGCAAACAAAAAAAGCCCGCAAGCTATTGCCTGCGGGTCATTAAGAAGAAAAATAGAATCTCCTTTCTTTTTTTAAATTTATTTCGTAGTGATCAAGCCGTCTGGCTCAACTGTGAACTCTGGCTTGTCTGCCATTGTTCCGTCTGGTTTGAGATAATACCAGCCATTACCATATTTAACGAATTGATTTGATTTCATGTCGCCATCTTTTTCATCAAGATAGTACCAGGTTTCTCGGTATTTCACCCAGCCTTTAGCCATGCGACCGTCTGCCTTGAAATAATACCAGTAATTACCGATGTACATCCAGCCTGTAACCATTGCGCCACGTTTGTCAAGATAGAACCAATCCTTCCCATCGTTGAACCATCGATTGATTAGGCAATAGCCGCGATTATCAAAGTAGAACCATTCATTGTTGACTTTCTTCCAACGGTCTGTCGGATAAGAACCATCCGACTCCTCCCACCACCAGCCGGTTTCATTACGTTTCCAGCCAGCTTCAGATAGACCACCTTCAATATCTTTCTTGAATTGCTCACGGCTAATGCCCCATTTTGCCAAGTAAGGGTATGGATCCACATGGTCTGAGTGGTTGTTTGGTTGGTTATTCGTGCAATATTGATGCGTCTTGATTCCTGCTAGGCTGTCAGAGTCCAGCGTTTTCGGAATGCCTGCTTCATCAGCAAGGTTTCGCAAAAGTTCAATATAGAGCTTGTAGTCACGCATGAACTCTTCTTTACTTCCGTGACTTTCGATCAATTCGACTGCTGCGTAACTCTCAGCATTCCAGCCACCACCAACGTCCCAACTTCCGTTGTTTACAGGGCCGACCTGCATCACTCGGCCATTTCCCACAACATGAGAGAAAAAACCAAGTTCAGGATCTTTGCGATAATGGTAATCCGCTTCATTTTGTGCGGTTGAGTTTCGATTTCCTGTTGAGTGAGCATGTACTTGACGATAAGGTTGTACACCGACTTGAGGTAATCCACTTCTTAATCTGCTTTTATCAATGTCCATGATTATTGTCCTTTCCAGGCATCGTTCATCTGCTTAACCGCTGACTCGACGAATGTATCAAGTTCCTTGTCAGTCATGTTGATGTTATATTTGGTCAGCTCAGAACGGATTTTAGTTCGAGCCTGATCCAACTTCTCCTCACCTTTATAGCCTGTCTCAGAGGCTACCTGCTCCACGGCATTTACTGCGTTCTTAGCCAAGATTTCAACAATCTTGATGGTCTTTTCACCACCCTTTTTGATAAGGTAGTCCTTGACTGCCTTGACTGCGATACCAAGCAAAATAATTGCAATGCTTACTGCTCCGTTTGTGATAATTTCGTTAATCTGTTGCATTTGTGTTTTCCTCCGCAATTTCTAAATTTAAGTATTTATTGAATAGGGCATCGATACGCCCATTTCCACCTAGTTTCTTATAGCTCGAGTGCATTTTATGGATAATATCCGACTCGTGAACACTTGTATATCCACGCTTGAGAGCGACTGTAATATCACGCTCAAGCCGTAGATACATAGTAGCTAGATGCGCTTCATCATGTACTGCTAGCTTGTTGTTAATTTCGGTTATATTTTGCTTGTTTTCCTCACCGATAGCATGAATGGTATTTAATTCACCTTTCAGCTCCTTGAATTGTTCTTGGTTGAGGTGACCTGCTTTACTGGCTCGCATACCAAACCAGCCAGTAGCGACAACTCCGATTGTTGGGGCTAGTTGGGTAATAGCGTGTATTGCTCTTTCAAATATTTCAGACCATGACATAACAACTCCCTTCTTAATCAATCCTTGGCATGACCACAGTCAACACACCTTGCTGAAGCATATCAGAGAGTGCTTGATCCTTGTAGGTATAGCCCTCTGTGGCCTGCATTTGAAACTTGAAAATAGTTTGTGTACCTTTAGGCCATTTTGGATTGGTATCAAATGGATAAGCACCTGAGATGATATCCCCGTTTGAGTAGCGTGTGCTCTTCGCAAGTGGCTTGATGAAATTTGCTACCTTGCCATAAGCATGGGTAGGCATACCACCGTTTTGAGAGATGGCAAGGGCAATCAAGACCTCGGTGATAGCTGAAACAGATTCAAGATACTCTTTATTTGCTGTCAAATCTTCCTTGGCCTTGTTAAGTTGCTCCTGAGCTTGCACGATTGCGCTAGACGGGTCAATTTCAGTCTTTACAATATCTAATACTGCCTTGATTAAAACATCGTCAGAATCGCCTGTGCGGTCTCCTGCCAACTCACGCATATTCGTACTGTAGCGACTGCCATCGGCAAGCTTGACTTCAACGACCGTCACAGTCTTGTCGCCCAAACCTCGTGTGTAAGGTTTGCTTGCTAGTTCATAATTGTTAATTGCCATTTGTCATTTGTCCTTTCACTTCTTCAAATTTTGCTTTGAGCGCTTCGTCTGATTCGATGATTCGTCTCATCTGCTCGAGCTCCATAGCGGTTACTGTATAGAGGGCTTCGATCGTAGCTGACTGAGTAGCCTCATTACCGACTTTTTCACCTAACGATTTAATTGTCAGACTGCTGATTTGTTTGTCTTGTTCGTTCATGCTGTTTTCTCCATTTTTTCTATTTTTTGATTTAATTCTTGAATTGCCTTAATTAAGTAAGGTACCAATTCAAATGTTCGGTACGAGTATGCACCGTCTGGGTTTTCAAAGAATGCTTCAGGAGCATATTTCTGGACATCTTGAGCCATGATACCGCAAGCGATATCTTCGATTTTGCCATCGTATTCTTTGCGGTAGCTGTACGTCTTGAGTTGCTCGATAACATCGATACCTGAAACTGTACTAGCTTCGATATTGTGTTTATATCGACGGTCCGAAATCTCCTTGTTTATCGGAATCCAACTATTACCTCCACCGCTCCAGATGAAATACATATAGCCATTCTCGCTATAGATTTGGTTGTATTGAGGGGATGAAATCCAGTAACCAGTTTTCCCTGAATTCTCATTGTTGTAGTATATTTCGCCTGTAACACGCAAATTACCATTAATAACTGGCGTGTTCCAAAAATAAGCTCGATTATAGCAGAACATTTCGCCAGTCCGTTTTACAAACCAAGCATAGTCGCCAGGTTTCCCCCAATCGTTGCCCCAGTTTACCCAAAGAGAGGTTTGACCCCATTTAGTGCTACCGTTGCTCATTCCAACAGCAAACTGGTTCGTTCCAGTAAGCCAGTAAGTTGATGGGTCTTTATCGTGTGTACCGATTTGGAAGCCACCTATCTTACCCTTGTACCCTTCAAGCAAGGTCGCAGACACTACTACTGACCGAAGCTTGGTGATAAAGGCTGCCTTTGACGCAAGCGTGTCCGTGAAGATGTCGCTTGAAACGAACAACCGAGCCATTGCCGAGTCCATGATTAGCTTGTCAGCTGTGATAGTCTTTGAACCGATAATTTCAGCGTTGAGCTTAGCAAAATTACCTTCACCGACAAATAATCGTTTGAAGTAACCTTGAATTGCTGTCAACTCATCTAGTAAGGTCTTGCCCTTGAGCCTAATTTTCTCGGCTTCAATCAAGATTTGATTGTTAGTCGCATTGATTTGCGAAACGATTGCTCCTGGACCTGTCAAATTTTGAACAGCCCATGAACCAGCAAGCTGAGTCATTTTAGTTTGAGTCGCTTCAAGCGTCTTGTCTGTCTCCATTGTCGCATCTTCGGGAGCTGGTTGCCAAGGCCGTACCGTGATACCCTCATAAACATCAACATCACCGAAGATTAAGGTTGCAGTATCACTATTCGTTGTTCCATTGTTATCAATGCGAATATAGCCTTCGTCACACTCTCCAGAGTTAAAACTAAAGTTCTTCCTGACCGCCTCAGTGGACGAGAATTTAATATCTGATGCTAGAGATGTCACCTGCGTAAATGCTTGGTTTTCGCCAAATTTTCGGCCAAGAAAATAGATAGTCGCTCCTCTCATGTTCCAAGTATTAAAGGCTGTCAAAGAGACTGTATAACTTGTGTTCCGTTTCAAAGAGAATCGAGCAGTCGAAGTTGGAACAGTCCCTCTCGAGCTATTGTCCAAATAGAATAGCTTCCTTTGCCCTGAATAGAAAAATACATGTGTGCCTACATTCATGACAGGAGAGTCTTCAATTGTCCAGTAACCCCAATTTTGGGTATCTTTCGGATTTCCGCTATTCTTCACAAGGTTCGGTCCACCTGCTGAAGCGAATTTAGCTACCTCCACCTGAAACAACTGATTTGTCAGAGTCATGCGAGCGACTTTCTCAGCGATGTCAGACTCGCTACGACCGATAATACGCTCATAGAGTTTATTGGTTTCTTTCACTAGCTGAAATTCAACGAGGTCAGCCTTATTATCAAGCTGTTGTCTCACTTGCTCACTGATTTGCTTCGCTTCTTGAGCTAGCAAACTACTTGCACCAGCGTTTCGCAAGGCTTCCTCGGCTCTGCGCTTGGCTTCTTGTATAGAAGCATTGTCAAAACTGTCAAAGCGCTGGTCGATTGTCTCTGTCAGACTTTTCTTGACCTCTTCTACTTTTGCTTTGGCTAGTTCGACTTGGTCGTTAAAGTCGTTCTTGATTTTCTCAACTTTCTTGTCAAAACCCTTGTCCATTTCTTCAATTTGGTTTTGAATTTGCTTCTCAAATTCGCTGAATTGCTCAATCTTCTTTGTAAGCGTTCCTGCGTACGAATACTGCGCATCATTACCAGATTTACTGTCTGCGCTGATACGACCACGCAGGCCACCCTTAAATGTGAATGATTGACTCAAGACTGGCGACTTGAACGTCTCACCCGTGTTTGTCTTGATGGTAACCCACTGGCCGACATCTAGCAATAGATGCCCTTGATAGTTCAAATTAAACGGATAGTAGCGAATGTCCTTGATTTTGTGATAGAGATTATCCAAAATCGATTGGGACATAAACAGATTATCTAATTCTAACGAGCGACCCGTGCGCATTCCGACCGTAAGTGTCTCTTTATCTTTCTTGCAGGTTATCCCTGCAATCTGATACTCGACTTCGCTTTTGGTCAATCCGTGCATAAAGTAGCTGTCTGCTGTAATCGTGATACCTGAGTCAGTCAATTCTTTGATCTCAAGTTTCCCTTCACGATTGAAAAAACAAGACATCCCGAGCATTTGAGTAGCTAGACTCAAGACATCTCTGAATGTCATTTTTTTCTCTTTCGGAATCTGCTCGATTCTGTAATTCATGGATGTAATATCCATGTATTCATTTGCTAGTACAATGCCTGTTTTCAAACAAATTTCTTTGATCACGTGCCTGATTTCAGCTGGATAAGTCAAATCCGTGACATGTTCACGATTGAGTTTAAACATCCCGTCCATAAGGTCAAGCCTTGTCGTTTTACGATTGCGGTCAATCTCAATATCGTTGATGAAGTATTCACCCATTTTGACCCATTCGTAGGTTCCATCTACCAAAAGACCGATTTCAGGATAAACCTTATCTAGTTTATTGAATGTAGTGATAATGCTTGTAAAAGTGATTTTACCGCTGCCTGCGCATGTTCCGCCCGGCTTGTATGTATCACCCTTAATATATCCATAATCAAAGCTAGCTTCTTTGATGTCACTGGATTGGTAATTGCCGACTCTGATAGCAAGAGTACGGTTTTTAGCGAACATCGCTTCATCAAATTTCTTTCGTCTGAATATATCCATGTTCTACCTACCTTTCTACCAGATTAAATTTTGCGCCTGACCATGGCTTGAACTTGTCAGTAAACGAGTAGCTTGGAGCCGTTCTGTCCCCGACGTAAAACGTCTTAGTGGTTTGTCCTTTTATCGGGTCCGGATAAGATACCTCAACGAATTCAGGCGATACAGCATTTAAAAGCTGACTCATTTCATCCTGAGTCAGCATACCCCATTCGCAGTCTAATTTTCGCTTGATCGTGATACGGTCACGCATCATGTCTCCGTTCGCATTGCGACCCGTTTCTCCGTCAATATCTTGGATACCGACTTGAAATTTTTGAGGAGGCTTAACAGCCACCCCATTGATAATTAAGCGTGCCATTTTACCTCCCTTTAAATGTTAAGCAAGACTTGTCCTGCACGTTCTTGTTCTCGATTGATTTCTTGGATGGCCACACGCCCAAATTCGTGTCCACCAATCATGATGACGATGTCACCGCTACCGCTGAAGCCTCCAGATTGTGGCAAACCACCGCCCAGAGCGTTTACGACCGCACCGCCTACGATGCGACCCATAGTCTGCAAGAATCCAGTATTTTCAAGAGGCATAACGACCTCTTTACCAGCTTCACCAATCATGGCTACTGTCGGACTATCGACGATACCACCACGAGCAAGGCGAGGGAGACTCACATAGCCGATACCGCCGAGAGATACGCCAGGGATTTTGTTAATCATACCAATAACGCTGTTAATCATGCCGATAAAGCCATTCACCACATTTTCAATTGTGCCGAGAACCGCATTAACTGCGCTCTTGAATGCGCCACCTACTGCGCTACCGACCATTTGACCAGCGTTTACGAAGATGTTCTTGACCGTGGTCCACACACCGCTGAAGAAGCTGCCAATCGTGCTAAAAGCGTTCTTGACCGCTTCAAATGCAGTTTTGAAGATGTTCCCAAACCACGTTGCAACGTTAGCAAGTGCAGTCGTCACATCGTTCCAACGTTCGCCAAACCAAGTACCGATCGACGAGAATACATTCGTTAGCGCGTTCCAAGCCTTCTGGAACATGTCCCCAAACCATTTAGCTACGTCAGCTAAAACAGTTGTGATATCGTTCCAGCGTTCTGAGAACCATTCGCCGAGAGGCGTGAAAATGGCAACAATACCGTCCCAAATTGCTTGAAAGATTGCCACAATCGTGTCCCAAAGGTACTTCAGAACAGCGACTGTTAAATCCAACAATCCAGTTAAGATTGTAGACAAGATGTTCATGATAGCATCGCCCGTTTCGGTGAAACCGTCGAAAATCTTACTCATATCACTTGTGAGAATGCCAGTGATGATGTCATATACACCCTTAACAAAGTCCGCTATGCCTCCGAATATATCAGCAACCGTGTTGAATAATACACGGAAGACTTCTCCGATATATTCAAGAGTTGGAGCAAGAGTTCTCGTCAATTGCTCAACGATAAAACCAATTACTGGTGCGACGTAGGCAGTGATGACTTGTGACATTTCTTGGAAGCTAGCAACCATGTCCAAAATCTTTTGAATAAACGGTGAAATGTGTTTGCCAATTGTGTCCGAGAACCCTTGACCGAGTTTCTTGATAACTGGTTGGATATGATTATTCCAGCCTTTTACAAACAAGCCGATAATGCCTGATATAGCTTTCGTTGACGACTCAATCGTCGGACGAATGTATTGATCATACAAACGACTGATTGAATCAGACACATCATTGATTGCTTGTTCTGCACTCTCGAAAACCGGAGCGATGTCTGACAAGGTATTTGAGAGCGCCTCGGCAACACCAGGCATGTTATCCGTAACAATTCCCTCGATGCCTTTTAGTAGGTCACCGCCAAGTTTAAAACCAATCTCCACGATGCTAGCTTGAATAGCTAAAGCAGCAGACACAATCGAACTTCCAATACGAATAGCGCCAGTCGATGTTATGACATCATAGAAACCATCTGCGAATGCCTGAGCGATATTTCCAGCCGACGCAAAGATATTCCCTGTATTCTCAAATTGAGCTACTAGCGAACGGATAATACGCTCTTTTTGGCGTTCTAGACCGTTCGCGATGCTTTCAGCAAGGAAAACACCGATACCGACTCCAACTGTCGCCAGAGAGCCTGTAATCTGCCCTAGAGAGTATGCTATCTTCCCAGCCATCCCATTAAAGGCATTAACTACTCGTGGATCAGTAGCGATTTCTTCAAGCGTGGTCTTGATTTGACCAAGGCCAATCTTGATACGTTCTAAACCTTCTGCTCTAAATGCAGCAGTGAACCCTTTGCTAAAGAGGCTTGTTAGTCCTTTCAGCTTATCTCCTAGACCATCAAAGATGCTCTTGAACTGGTTATCCATGTCAGTAAGTGCGACTTCTGGCAAGATATCCTTGAAAGGTCCGTTTCCGCCTTTACCTTTCTTACCTTTCTTACCTTTGCCACCTTTACCGCCGCCACCTCCGCCAGAGCCAGCCCCGTCTCCGTCGTCAGAATCATCTTTCTTGTTTAAAATCGTGATTTCATCAAATCCAGCTAAGCCAAGCAGTTCTTTGACAGCTTTTTTGGCATTTTTGGCAGAGTCTCCGAGATTATCAGCTAGGCCTCCAGACGCATCGTCTGCGTCGTCCATGGCATCTGCTAGGTCGCCTGCGCCACCTGCTGCATCTTGTAAGGCTCCGTTCATATCTCCGACCGCACCAGCGACACCGTCTTTAACCGTTGCTTTTTTATTGAACATCAAAGCGATAAACTCAGCAAGTTTAGCAGTCACGTTCTTTAAGACCATAGCAAATGAGTTCAAGACTGGCATGATAGCATTGATAATTGGCAAGAAAGCATTACCGATATTAAGAGCTGAGTCTTTCAGCAACGATTTAAACAAGCTAATTCGTCCGTTGACTGATTGCGATAAGGTCGTACCATACTTAGCAGTTGCTTGTTCCAAAATCGCCATAAGACGGATTTGTTGTTGGGTGTGATAGTCGAGTTGGTCCCAACTTTGGCCATTTGCAAAACGCTTGAATGCTTCTGTAGACTGAATCATGGCCACATTTACGTTGATTCCTAAATCTTCAATCGCTTCCGTATTCCCTAGCAAACCTGAGCGAATACGCTCCATGACGTCTGTAATGCTACGACCTGAACCCTCTGCGACTACTGCAGATGTCTGAAGCATCTTAGCAGTATATGCGCTCAGCTTGTTTGAGTCTTTGATAAAGCCAGAAAATAGGTTTGAGTATACCGCCCCATATTTCGTCGCTTCACCAACGCCCATATTCATAGCATTTGCGTTGTCATTTACCCATTTTAAGAATGTCTGTGAGCTTTCGCCCATTTGACGCTTGATTTGGTTGACAGATGCTGTGACTTCAAGAGCCATCTGTGTAGAGTACATACCGACATCAAGCATTTTCTTACCAAGATAAGCAAATCCAGCGAATTTGGCAAGTTTACCAAATACACCCATCATTGAGCCAGACTGTGCCTTGATTTTGTTGGTCGAGTTTTGTACTTTGTTAGAGGCATCTTTGACCTTATTCTCAACTTCTTTCATCTTGTTCTTGAAAGGTGCGATTTCAGCATCAATCATAACCTTGAGCTCGTCAAGTGTAACTCCCATCTATTCTCCTTTCATTTTCAATTTTCGATTGTGACTTTCAGCAAACATCCGCATGTGTTCCTTGTGCAATCTCAATTCTTGAGTCAATCTCGCTTGTTCAACTTGTTCTCGTTCATTTTCGAAAAGCTCAGGAGCATAATCCCATACTTCAAGTGGTTTAGCATCTTTTGAAAGCAACATAGATACATTGTTTGCAATCATCTGCGAAAGTCTGTAAGATTCAATGATTTTTTCTTTTTGTTTTTGAATCGTGACACGATTATAGCTTTCAATCATGTCTCTTATTTCAAGTACCGTTAAATCCCAAAAATCGAGAGGCTTGCCCCCAATGTCCAAAAACATCGGATAAAGCCCCTCAACCATTTCTTTTACTGATAATATAGCAGTCTCTTCTAATCGACTACTTCCATTTTGGCTTTGGATTTCTTGGGAGTTTTCTTCTTGCCTTCCTTCTCCCGTGGCATAAAACCCGACACTTGAAGCATCGGCAAAATAACGTCTGCCATGAATGCTGCCTGATCTCCACCGTTATCGACGTAGTCATCGTATAGGTCAGACACATCTTCAAATGAGATTCCATGCTCAAACTTTTGAAGTGCTCCATGGGTCAATAACAACATGACTTTAAGAGGTGGCAAAGCAAAAGCTTCGCCCTCAGCTGGCATGAATACTTTGAGCAAGTTTGCTCCGATTTTTTCTTCAACTTTCGTCGCTTGTAAAGAGGTGAGGCGGAGTTTTAACTCCTTATCCTCACTAATTTTCCAAGTTGCGTATGGTAGAGCCATCTATTAACCTCCCAAACCGTCTTTAAATTCGAGTTCAGACTGCAATGCAATCTTGAGAATGAAATCGATAACAGAGTTCACTCCGCCACCGCCAAGCTTGACAGATACTTGACCTTCAAATGTGACCTCAGTACCGTCCGGGTAGGTTTGCTTGAAGAAGAGTTTCTTCTTGCCGTCTGCTGCCTTACGCAAAACACGATAAGGAGCATTTTCCCCGTCGTTTTTGTAAGCGAATTTGTACTCAAGTTCTCCAGCATCACCAATACCAAATTCGTATTTCTTAACCTTATCTTCCAAGGTCGTATTTTCAACCTTTTCAGGTTCAATACCAAATTCAGGTACTTCTTTTAAACCTAAAAGATTTTGATAATCGCCTTTAGTTTCGCTAAAAGCAAGCTTAATTCCGTTTGCTAACATGTTTTAATTCTCCATTCTATATTGATAAACAAGCTGTGTTTTTGGGTCGATAACACCCTCAAATCGCATGATTTTATGTCTCAGATGCGACGGATCAGGCATATCTTGTGACTCGGTCCGTTGTAACCCAGACAAAGCGAAAATCTCATTGATTTTAATTGACAAATCAGTTGTGCTTTCATTGTCAAAAATGTCAACTTTATAACGAACGTATGACTTTTGCTCTTTGTCATCGAACCAATCGCCCGGCTTGTTCTGCTCTTCCAAAAAAATAACGACTGGGAAAGTCTCCCAATCGCTTGGATAAGTATCAGTCACATTATCTGCGACCTTTTGCAATTCTTTGTAAATTAAAGGCTTAATATTAATCATTTTATCTGTTCTCTTATCTTTCTGCTGACGTATTTTGAAACGCTTCTTGAAACACGGTCATGGTTATCTTTCAAAGCAGGATACAAGTAAGGTTGCGCAGGCTGACCATACATTTTGTAAAACTCACCTCTTTTCGCAAAGTGGTAAGGTCCGACATTGATTTGGTCTTCATGCACGTACCAAGGACTAGACCGATAAGACACGCTGACTTCTGGTGATATGCCCGAGTGGTTTTCTTGCCCTTTGGGTCCTGTTCCAAGTTCGACATAGGCAGCGTGGTCTGAGTTTGTAAAGACTTCACCTGATATCTTGTTGCCATTTACTTTTAACCGTACTCTGATGCTATTTCTCAACTCACCCTCATTCGCTGGTGCTCTGAGTTTCGCTTCAGCTTGTACGACTGTTTTGGCAGCATGCAAGACCGCTTGTCCTACTATCTCGTTGCTCTTTGCACCGTATAGCTTACGACACTTAGCGATTAAGCTATCTGCTCCGATTAAACCTGACACGTTCCAACTCCAAAACTTGATGATGACTATATACTTTCTTTGAGATAACCCGATGCGTGACCTCTGTCTTGCTATCGATACAGACACCATCTTTGACGTTGATATTCGCGTCCTTACTCGCATTCGCATTCAGGATATCATTGACACGGTCACCGTAAATCTCAGATTGTAGCTTACTAGTCGCTGGCCACAATTCAAGTCGTACTTCTTCAATCTCGTCCGCATATCCCTCTTTAGCGACTCCCTCATTCGTAACGGTTTTCTTGAACCGCTTGAGGTTATATGGTTTCAGTCTATTCCTTTTCAAAAACATGACCTGCCACCCTCGCTAATCGATGCATCCGAATACGCTGTAAAAGGCCCGTAGACAAGCCTGACTCTCCGTAGGTAACAGATATACCACCCTCGCTCCTAGATTTCTCTCCCTCGCTTCCTGTGCGATTGTAGAGCTCAATTACAAGTTCAGGTAGTAACCTGTTGAGAGCTGGTGTCAACTTCTCTCGGTTCGTTTCAGATAAAATGATATTTTCAGCCCTTAAAAGTAAAGACGAGAGGACTGTTTCGTCGCTCTCGCCCGTCAATTGTTTTAGTTTTTCAAGTTCCATAAGACCTCCTAGTCAAAAGGAGTCGTCTCGTCTCCTTGTGTTTCGGTTTCTTCTTCGTCAATGATTTCAAGCACATCTACGATATCAACCGAGAACCCTTCCTCGAGATTGTGTGACAGTTCGTCAAAGCGTTCTTCTGTCATCTCAAAGACATCATTCTCTTGTCGTCTCACTTTCGCTTGCCAGTCATTGAACGCTTGCTTGGCTCTGACTTTCATAGATCAGGCCTCGTTATTTAACCTTCCAGTTAGCTGAGTCAGAGTCTGGTGCATTCGTAGAGTTCGTGATTTCTTTGATTGCAACGTAGACTTTGTCCTCATGCGTTACTGTATCGCCTTCTTTGTAGGCTTTTCCGGTCTCCCATTTCTTAGCACGGTTTACTGTCTTACCTTGAGCTGATTTTTTAGCAGCAGGCTTAGAGTCTGCGATTGTGATGATGTATTTTTGGAAGTGTTCAAGGACGTAAGCTCCAGTGTAGAGCAATTGTTCTACCAATTCACCGAATCGACCAGGCACATTGTCATTGTACTTAGTGTTGTCAATTTGAATTGGCGATGTCACAACACCAGGAGCAGCTGCAAGGGCATTTACATTTGGCAAGAATTTTGAAGGCACTTTGTAGACTGTGTAGTCGTCCAATTCACCAACATATCCTTTGCCAAGAACTTTCTTGTCTGCGTCACCTTGTGGCAGACGAACGATTTCAGACTTGATAGCTTTGTAGAAACTTGGAGTCACGAAGAGTAAACGTTCTTTGGTAATTCCGAGTTCATCCAATTTTTCAGAAACATCAAGAACCGCATTGTATGCGTTGTTCGCTCCTGCCGTTTTGCCCATAACCACGTTATCGCTTACGTTTCCGAGTGCTGCATCAAAACGAAGTTTGTCGAGATATGGAGCGACTACCTCAGCTGCCTGACGAGCAATCACATACTCGATGTTGACTTGACCGTTTGAGTCACGTTCGTCCAACTGGTCAACGAAACGGCCCCAGTATTTTTCTTCTTCAAGAGTGTAGATCTTTTCTTCAACTTCAACGTGGTCAAATTCATTGTCTTGGTTACGTTTATAGTCTTTGAGACCAGTTGTGTTTCCTGTTGCAACAGTGAACGAGCGACCGTTTAGAGTCACTGCTTCAGTTGGTGTCAAGAGTGGTGTTGCGTATGAATTCACTGCAAGTACATCCTCGATAATTCCAAGGTGTTTCTTGCGTGATTCTGCTGTGTTTAATGCTTCAAATGCCATTTATTTTTACCTCATTTTTTATTTTCTAGCGCAAAAAGTCCTGTTTCCATTTTTCGGTGACTTCTTGCTGATTTGTTGGCGCAGTCTTAATAGGTGCGCTACCTTTCATTCGGTCAGACACGCCTTTCTGGACTGCATCCTCCCACGTTTTCTGAATGCTCGCGACTGATTCAGTCACGGCTTCAGCGTTTGATAAATCAACCACTGCTACTAAATCGACTGGTAAGCCACGTTCACTTAGCATTGCCTTAGCTTCTGCGGTCAATTCCTTGCGAGCAATAGCCTTTTCACGGTCTGCTAGTTCTTGCTCGCGCTGATCCAACTGATACTGCTGTTTCTCGTCAGCATTCATCTTGGCAAGCTTCTTAGCTTCGTTTTCCTTGGCTTCTTGCTCGGCTTCCCATTTGGAACGCTCGGCAGATAGCATCTTACCGATTTCAGCACGAGTGAAAGTTCGTTCGTGCTTTTCTTCCTGCACTGTATCAACATTTTCTTGAGTGTCGACAGTCTCAGTTGATTCAGTAGATACAGTTGCATTGATTTCTTCTGACATAATTGTCCTCCAGCGATTACGTCGCCACTCGATAATCTCGCTTTACGTCCGGCGACGGAACAGTACAGCTTTTAACGTCATCGGTACAGTTTGGACAATAGAAAAACCGCCTCGATTTCGACGCGGTTAGGGCATAATTAGATAAATAGTAGTCTAAAGGTTTCACGGCCTTTAGGTGTGATGAGGGTCTGTGTGCCAGACCATTGTGTTTTTTCGTTGAGTGTTTCCTTGACCTCAAACAAACCATCATTTTTATTGGCTGTTGGTTGGAGCTTACCTTTCTTATCTCGATAGATGTATTTTTTCTCCATCAAGAAGTCAATAAACTTACGTTCTTTGATTTTTAATTGTTTGGCTGTTTCTCTGAAGCTGGTCAGTAAGTTTCTATCTACTAGTTCATCGAAATAGTCTGCTTTCGGCTTCATTATGGTATTTTCAACAGATAGTACAGCTTTTTCAGCTTCCAAGTTTTTAATGACTGCTTCTTTTTCTTTCAGTTGATTACCAGCCATAAGGAGCAAGTCTGCTAAAGCTTGTTTGTTGTGCGTGATATTATAGGCCACTTGGTCGGTCATATAAGCACCATGCTTACGAATAGAGGGCAGCACTTCGCTAGTGACCCAATCAGCAAATTTCTCTGCTTCGGGTTTGCGAGATTGAAAAACAAGTTTATAGAAATTCGCTTCGTTGATGAAGTTGGCTTGTTGGACTCCTCCGTTTGTAAGGATGTCACTACTAGTTACACCCTTTGGATTGAGTCTTTCTAGTGTTTTTCGTGGATTACTTAAATCCAGAATTTGACAACAATCATTCAAATTAAAGAATGGCTCGCCTTTAATTTCTACTGTTCTTACTTCTCCGAATTGTTCATTTTTAAAAATTTGTAGTTCCATTTTTAGACCTCTTTCATATAATTGTTAATAATCGTACGATGCTCATCTTTAAGACTATCCAGCCTGTACATGATAAGATTCAATACAGCGAATTGTGAGCTATGTTGAGCAATAAAATCATATAATTCACACTGACTATCCCAATCTGGCTCTTTTGCTAGCCAATTGTGAATCAAATCCATACTCTCACGGATTTCTTCAACATAGTTCAGTAAATCTTCGTAACTGTCTAAAAGTTCAATTTTTGCCATTATAAAAACTCCTTTGCGGTATGACAAAGAAGCTCTTTTCTGATATAATGATTTCAGAAAGAGTTTCTTTCGAGCGATAGCTTAGAACCAACTGTTTGGCGATAGGGGTTCTAGGCTATTTTGTTTTCTCAGACTTAACAAGTTCAATCCCACGCATGACTACTTCAGTTTTGGTCATGCTTTTTTGTTTAGCAACCTGTTCAAGATTACTGAACTCTTCCTCAGTCAATCTCATTCTAAATTGACGAGATTTAGGATTTTCACTCTTAGGTCTTCCAGTCCGTGGACTCATTTCATCACCTACTTTCCGTTGCCACAACTATATGATATAATAGTGGTCACAAAAAGTCAAGAGATTTTTTGAAAAAAATTAAAAATAAGAAAACCGCATCGAATTCGACACGGTTTATAGCAATTTACAGTGGTTTATAGCAGTCTATTCCTGCAAGCCAAGATATCGGATCACCTACTTTCTGTTTTTGAGCTCTTTGTTTAAATTTTTCATAAACAAAAAGATGAAAGATACCAGTGGTAGGAATACCAACCACCCCAGGGCAATCAACACCCATTCCCAAATAAACATGTTTTACTCCTTTCTAGGCATCATTTTTGAGTCTTAGCATTCTTTTCTACCCATTCTTTGAAAGCATCAAAAGTTTTCATGTTTTTAAGAGACAAATACTTTTCAACTTCTTTAACGGCTTCATCAACTTTATCATCATGAAAACAATAACCATTACCCGATAAATCAAAAATTTTATTTTGGTTTTTCTTATCAACAATCCATAACTCCTCACCATGCCAAGCACTTTGTGAATCGTAACATTTCTTAGATTGTATCTCAAGACCGTTATTTTCAATCAATTCTATCAACTTTTTGTACTTGTTCATCAAATTCTCCTTTCTGAGCACAAAAAAAGCACTTAGATTGCTCTAGGTGCTTAATAATTGTTGGTTAATTTTTTTACCCAAAACCGTGTGAAAACTTATCTGGCAATTTTTTGCCAAGTTTGATACTTTTAGTTAAAGTATTTTTTACAAACGAAGCAAACTCTTCCAAATCGTCGCCTTTATAGCTATAATTTAAGGTATTTTTGTCTACTGTAGCAACGCCTTGACATTCCCCACTTACCGCAGAGTATCGTCTTAAAACAGCGTTATCTTCTATCTTACGCATAGTAATAATTTGTTTATCAATCTTCGCCATTTTCACTTGCCTCCTGGTAATTAAATTTTATGTTAGCTTTTTTATGAGCTTCATCATAATCCATTTTTTTATGGTTCATGTAGTACGACTCAAGACTCTCGTGTTGTAGCATTATTATATCACTCTCTTTTGGTTCGCCCGTGTATAATCTTTGAAAACTTTGAGCCATATCATAATGTGGATAAAAGTTCATCATTCTTTCTTCAAAGGTTTCATAATCCCACAATAAATATTTATTGTCTAGGATGTGTTCTAATGCTTTTGACACTGTAGAATATGGTAGTTTACTGCTTTTTGCCATTTTTTCCACAACGTCTGCTCTGTTCGAATTTCTCAGCTGATTGTAGTATCTTGCTGCGAAGTCATTCTTTTGCTTCTCTACGTCTCCACGAACAGCGCTTATTGAACCACTAGAAACCTTAGGGGTTGACTTATCCATACCTTCATTATAACTCTTTGTCCTGTCTTTTGCAACGTATTTATCATACCACTCTTTATAAGTCATATCAGCAGGTACTAGCTCAGTCTTCCCTGTCACTGGATTCCTTGCCCTGCGCTTCAGTTTGCTGTAGTCTGCGTCCTCATCGTGTGCGACAGTCGTAGACCTACACCACGGATGCATAGGAGGATGATTGACGCCAGGTTCAGCTTCATCCACTCGATAAACTATATTATCGTGCTCCTGACAAATGCGTGATGTACGCTTGTCTAAGACAGCCACAAAGATATACTTCTCTATATCAGCATCTTCATAGCTGAGCAGTTCCATCTGGTTATGAAAGAACGCAGATTCTGTCCGAACCAAGCGCCTTGCGTTGTTTTGGCTAACCTCAAATCGTTCTGCGATTGCTTGGGCAGTATCCTTGACACTTCGACCCGTCATGAGGCTTACCAGGAGCTCATCTTTCACGCTTGAAGCGAGCGCCCCAGTGTTTGACCATATTCTATCCGAATAGGCCTCTCCCGTCCATTTTAACCCTTTTAGACGCTTGATTTCTGTTTCAGGGAGACTTGAGAAGCTGTAAGCAAGCCCTGTCTGCTGTTGCAGGTCAAAGGTAGCCTTGTAGTAGCTATCCTTCATAAGGTCGCTGTAAAAGGCATCTGAGCCTCTCTTCTCCGAATGATAGATAGATTCACGCATACGATCTAAATCGTCGTTTAGACGTTCTAACCGCTTCATGCGATAGGCATACGCTGGACTATCTAAATCAGCAAGCAATCGTTGGATGTTTGGATCATTCGGTCTAGCTTCAAGAACCTTGTGAAGTTCATTTAAGTCCTTCTGGTCTTTCATGTTCTTCAAAACATGACTAGCATCACGCTCACTTAGACCATAATCACGTTGGAATTTATCAAAGATTTTGTTGATTTGCTTGTCTAAATATGCTTTAGATTGCTTGTAAATCTCGTCAAACTTGTCCGCTTGCTTTTCGGCCTTGTCCATCTGCTCATAGATGAGATTAGCCTTCCTCTTCGCCCAATACTCCTCGTTCTTCATCTGTCACCTCATCGTCTGGCTTCGTGTTGGCTTGGTTAAAGAATGGTACACGTCCCCTATTCTTCTCTTTCTCTTCCTCGAGTTCTTCCAATTCAGCATCAGGATCTTCAATGAATGGCAAGAGCGAAATAAGTTGACGAAGTGAGACCTTGCCTTCAAGATTATTGATAATCTGCGACAATTCTAGCAAGTTCTTAGGAAGTCCACGGCTGAATTGTGGCACGATTGAATGTGCTTCAAGCGCAATCTGCTGCATGCCCAAGTAGTGAGCAAAGATGGCAATACGCTGTCTAAGACCTCGTTTGTAGTTTGCTTCTTTCGTCTTAGTTATCATCTCAAGGCCCAGTAGCTTGAATTCCATGGCTACGCCCGAGCTATTCCCTGCGAAATTTTCGTCTGTCAAATTCGGTACATGGCTGAATGTGTAGATATCTTCTTTCAAGGCCTTTCGCAAGATTTCGGTTGCGTTCTCGTCCAGAGCGTTCTTTAAGAAATCAGCCTTGGCATCAGCTGGCAATTCCAAAAGACCTTCTTCAGCAAGGATACTCATTGCCTCTCGTGCTTCTTCTTGGTTATCGGCCAACTGAGCACCATACAAAACAAGAATAGACTCAACTGCTTGCTCCTTGTCATTGACTCGGTTACCCATCAACGAATTGTAAGCATCAATCAAGCTAATCTGTTGCTCGTAATCACCAATCGCAAAATGGTTGTTTCGATATTCGATAATTGGGATTTGTCCGAGGTTGTGAGGTCCTACATTCTCATTCTGCGTCGTTCCTTTGCTCGAATCACGTAGCACAATGTGATAATGCAGATTTTGAGTAAAGACTTCTGCTTGATACTTAGTAGCATCTTTCGTATCATCTTTAATTTCGTAGTAATAGACCGCAAACAAAGCCTTACGTTCAATGCTATCATCGTAAACGATAAATACATTCTCAGGATCTACGCTAGTCGAATCAAGCTCAGTCAGTCCTTCCTTTGCATAGATGTACTCGTAAGCACGTCCATAGATGGCCATATTCAAAGCGTTCTGCGCATCCACTTGGTCAATCTCTGCACCATCAAATGCTACAAGCAATGGTTTAAGGTCACTCTCAGCCGTATTGTTATACTTGATAGGATTTCCCATGAAATAGCCCGTAGACGTGTCTGCGATGTCCTTAGCGTGGTTAGCTACTGTTTTGAAGTTTGGAGCATTCTGATTCCTTCTCGTGTGATTCAAGATAGCATGGTCACCCAAGTAGTATTTCTTCAAATCCTTCAAGCGACTGCGTTCTTGTGTGTGCTTGCGAATCAGCTTGAAAATCAATTCCTTGTTCAAAGCTGTTTCGTCATATCCATCCCGTGGATAAGTTAAAATCTGATACATTTAATTCCTTTCTATAAACCGTACTGCGAACGTCTGCGGACAGTTGCTTTAACCCCTTCAATGCACTGAAGACTGTATCGCAACGCATCCATCAAGTGATTGTTCTTATCTTCTGGCTTATTCAACCAATTGCCTTCTTTGTCCCGCTGGTAGCAGTAACTGTAAAATTCATCCATGATGTGTTCACAATTCGGATGCACATAAATAGCGTATCCTTGTAACTTGGACACGCCTGCCATAATACTATCCTTACCTTTCCGACTCTCTTTTATTCTAGATATGCCATGCTCTGACCTAAGTTCTTCAATCAGCCGTGACTCTGCGCTATCTGCGATGATTGTCGAGCGATGATAACCTTTGTCTTTTATCATCTTTGCAACCTCTTTGGTTATCAGGCCAACTCTGTACGCCTCGTCAAAGATGTGTATTTCTTTCGCTGTGTCATTTATCAGCGAACAACACAAAGCGGTTGGATCGTGAGTAAAACCAAAGTCAAGACCGATGCACAACTTGTTGGCAGGATTTTTCAACAACTCATCTTTATCAAAGTCTTTGACGGTCACATTGTTGTAGATTAGACCTTCAGCAACGCCCCATTCGCCGTCACAAACAATTCTCGCCCGTCTTGGGTTCGTATGATAAAGATCCTCATAACGCTTGATATCGACTTCATCCAGCCACTCATTGCAACGATAAGTAGTTGTAGTAGCGAATGTGTCGGCTCGTCTCGTTTCTTCATCAAAAAAGACACGTTTAAGCCAGTGCCTCTCATTCCACGGGTTAAATGTTACTGTGATTTGTTTAAAAAAATCAGAAACATCTAAGCTACCACGGATTGACTCAACTACTGTACTGAACTTGTCTTCAGTCTCGATTTGGTAAGCTTCCTCGAACCACGCCCAGCACAAGATACCCACATCTACCGTGATAGATGTGATTTTTAACTCATCATCCAGACCACGGAAGAGAATCTTTTGCCCAGTTTCTTTTACTGTTATTTCAGGTAAAGACTCGTTGAACTTAAATTTATGAGAGACTTTCAGTTGGTTAGCGGCCCACTTGAAATCCGTGTAGGTCGATTGCTTATTCGTATTCGAATATCTACGAATGACAAGCAAGTTCGACCAGGGATATTTCAAAAGACGTATAACATAATTCAAAGCGGTTGTCTTAGACTTCTTTGAACCACGGGACCCCTTTACGACTCGATAGAGATTTCTCGAGCGCCAAAACTGGCCGTATCCCCCGCCTACTGTCTTAGGTAGGTCTACGACAATATCGTTCTGTTTAATCTGGTATGTCTGACTCATTCGCAAACACCACCGTTCCAGAAATGTCAGCCTCTACCTTGTCTGTCCAAAGTCTATGACGTTTTCCTAAAAGTTCAGCTGCCTTGATTCGATCTTTCGCTCCGACATCAATATCCGTAATCGTTTGACCTAGCTCTCCAATGCTTATCAAGGTCTGTTCTTGCGTCTCTCCTCGCATGACTGAAGTTAGGTAACTAAGAACTTCTTGCTGATCTGCAATCTTTTCAGAATCAAGCTGTTTCAGTCGTTCATCTATATAGGTTTTAATCTTAGGATTTTTTAGTAATTTGTGTCCTTCGACACCTGCCACCCTATCACTAGAAGCGCGATAACCCGCTTTCTTATAAGATTCAGTTGCATTACCTGAGATGATGTACTCATCTGCAAACTTCTTTTGTTTTATCGTTAAATCATTCAATTTTCCATCACCTCCACTTCTTAAAAATCAAAAAGCCACTCAATGAGTGACTTAGTGCAAGTAGACTACAGACTTGCGTGTTAATTAGAAATCTATTTTGAAATGCTTTCTTTTTTTATTTTTTTGTAGTCATTTAAAACCTCTGAGGGGATCAAACCCTCTAGCTTATAACTTATCCGGAGTATAATTAGCTACGCAATCATGCAAGGTCCAGTCGCTACTGCCGACCATTTAATAAGTTAATGAGTAATTTATGAATGCTAAGCCTACTGCCTACCCCTATTCTGGGACACAAAATACTCAAAGGAGAGTGTGGGATTTGAACCCACGAACCGCACATAGGCGATCACCCGTCTAGCAAACGGGCGCATTCAACCTGACTCTGCCAACTCTCCATGTTAAGGGAAGACTTACTGCCTTACCCTTAATTCTTGATGATACTATAATAGCACGATTGTTAGACCAGTGCGCTTCAACCTAGTTCACATTAGTTCGCATTAGTTCGCTTTTATCAACTACAACACCCAATTCACGGATTGCATCTTTCTTCTTTTTGTAGAAAGTAGTCTTGCTGCATTGTAAAAAATCAATCATATCATACACGCTTGCTTTCTGAATATACACCATCCTTAAAATTGTTCGACTTGCAGGCTTAGGTATTTTATCAATCAATTTACTGAGCTCAATTCTTCGCTGTATAGCTTCAGCAGTTGCTTGCTTCATGTACTCTTTCAAGGAATCTTGCATGCTAAAAATATCGATGTAACGTTCATCTAATCGAACCTTCTGACCACCTTGAATCTTATCCATGTTCATTTTAGGACTAGAAAGTAAACTAGCTTCAAGATTAGCAAGTTCGTCTATTCGATTCTGTATCTCTCCATCCAAATTCTGTAGTTCATCAAGTAACTCTCTAGCCTTGTTCACTCTCTATCTCCTTTTGTGGTATAATAGTCTTTGCGATAACTATTAGCTGAGACAGAGAGTGTCTTGGCTTTTTTGTTTTAGTAGCTATTGAACATTTTGATTGTTTTCTCATAGCTAAGATTTACTTTAGTTTTTTGCTCCTCGTATGCTCCAAAAGCTTTTGGGATTCTGAAGTAAATGAATGATAGTTGTATTATCATGATTTTTGATAACTGAGAAAATGTGTTTCGTAGCTTACATCTAAAAATTTACCTAGCCATTCAATAATTTCACGACTAGGTAACTTGTCTTTCTTCCTGTTAACGCAATAGTTTGCAACAACAGAATCTAAAAAACTTCTGCTACTATTAAAATTTGGATGTGCTAAAATATGTTTTTTCAATCGCTCTGCAATTGACGTATTCGGAACATAGAGCAGTTGTTTTCTGATATGATTGTAAAACAATCTTGCTTCTCTACTCATTTTAATAACCCTTTCAGTTGTTTTCTAACAAGACTTATTTTAGGAAAATCTGCTATCGATTTATTCCCATTTATAACAATAAATTTTCTTAAAATTTTAGGATTTTGATGTATCATCTCTAATGCTTGTTCAAAATTCAATTTTCTAATTTGGCTCATATAATGCCCTGAACAAAATTCAAAATTATTAATAAAACATTGTTTGATGAGTTCATCCGTCCATGATTTTTTCACTTCATATTTTTTTCCTAAAAAATCAAGTTCTTCTTCCACTTTCTGCAAAAGTTGATTTTTAGGATTCGTGCTTATAATTATCATAATTCCTCCTTATTTTCGTAGATGTTGCTGATAACTTCGAAACTTTCTTCGCTTGAAAAATTACACATATAGTCTACAACCCATCTATCGTCGTGTGGTTTTAATCGATAACTTCCCTCACTAATGTCGTAAAAAACAGTATATAGACTATCGAAAAATCGAACGATATCCCCCTCGAAAATCTCGATACCATTTAGATCTTTCATTCCTGTGAATTGCATGAGTTCGATTTCGTCAAACTCTGCTGACATTTCTGTGTGTCTTTCAATATCTCCCTGCTGGCAGATATCTACGAACTTGCTATCAAATGAAATATTAGTTACATCGCACATCCATTTCAACGACTTCATCCACGCTCTAAATTTTGGTGTCATCTCAGATCCTCCTCTTTATCTCTCTACTGCAAAATTGTACATCAACAAATAATCGTCTAAAATCTTATGACATTTTGTTATGAAAGATTTTAAATCAATATCTGCATTGAAAAACTGAATCAAAATCAATTGACTAGCTAAATGTTTTTCAAGATGATTGAGTGCCATCTGGTCTAGTTCTGCATTTACTTGGTCAATGTCTATTTCTTCCTTCTCTACTGGTTTGCTGGGTGCTACCCATCTAAAATCTGAATCTAACGTATCAGATTCTTGGTATTCAATCTTTTGGGTCTTACAGTCATAAATTTCTTTTGAAACTTCAGGACTATTTTTCTCTTTGTCAATAACTAAGGAAATCACGTTGATAGATGTGTCTTCAAATCCATTTTGAATCACATTCAATTCAACAAGGTTATTACCAACCAATTCCCGCATCTTCTTCTCAGATTGACGATAAGCGATGCCAGGAAACATGATATAAAATCCGTATCGTTTTGTGTAAGTTAGTGACTTCAACAGAAAAATATCATCAACAACACCTGATTTTTTCCACGGATATAATTCTTTAATAGCCTGTTGGTCTTCTTCTGGTAAATCTTTCAATTTCAGAGAGTAAGGCGGATTCATTGCAATTGCATCCACTTGTATTTCTGATTGATAAGTGAAAAAACTCTGGTTATTCACAACTGCGTGAGGAAAATTCGTTTTCAATGCTTCGCAACTTTCTCGCTGAATTTCTACCGCATGAAAATCAGTCATACTGATAAATTGTTCCAGCTGTCCAGAACCTGCTGCACCATCAAAGACAGATATATTTTCACCGCAATATTGTTTTACTTTGTTTGCTAAGTATTCACGTAGCGGTTTCCCAGTCACGTACTCAGCAAATTTATTAGCTTTTTCACGGTTATTATGTTCCACGAACGTCATATCCTCACCTCATCCCCAACCTTCAATTTCTCATACACTTCCTTCGTGACCACGAACACACCGTAGTCACGAATCGTAAGCGTGTATAACTTTCCGTGTCGTCCTTTCTCAATGACCTTACCAAAAATTTCTGCGCCTTGATTATCTGCTTTGTAGATTACAATCGGACGCTTTGCTTCTAGTTCTGCAATCCTGTTCATCTGCCAGATGTTCAATCCAGCTGATAGCAGAATCCAGACAGCTATGAATCGTTTCATTCTGTGACCTCTCTAATCTTTTCTTCAATAGTTACAATTGTGTCATTATGATGTCCACCGTGTGGAACTAATAGAACACGAATTATTTCAAATCCATTCTTTTTACCTATCCCACCACTATTCCATCCAAATGAAATAACTTTTCCACCTATTTTCACAATTCTCGCTATCTCTTTCTTTTGTTTGATCCAGAACGTAGATTGAGTTGTTTCTCTATTTACGGGTAGTCCTACCCCCTTATATACTTCTGAAATTTGTCTTGTCGAATATGGAGGATCATAGAGAATTCCGTCAACGGAACTATCAGGAAACATCTTTAGAAACTCTAGAGCATCAAGATGATAATCTGTATCAAATTCAGTATTTAAGTCATTTGTTATCTTAGCGATTTTAGCACTATTTGCAAAAGGGTCAATCCACAACCCATCTACGACTTCTTCATTTAAAAGTTTTGCGATTGGCTTTATTGAAAAAGTATTTTTAGACGGATATCCCCAAATTCGTTCAATCTTCATCACTCCACCTCCTCAATCTCAATCCCCTCGCAATCAAACACCCAGCCGAAGTCTGCATCTTCTAGTTCTTTGCGGGTGTGGTCTTTTCTTACGATACTCGAAATTTCTTCGATGCCAAAATACCATTTTCGTTCGTATTTATCGTATTTTAAACAATTACGATCTGTATGCTTTACAACAATACAATACCGCTTCTCTTTCTCGTTCTCTTTCTCGACCTCGTAACCGTCCAGCCACGCTCGAGCGACTAAATCATATGGTCGTTCTTGCATAAACCATTTACCGACTTCTTCATTTGTAAAATCAAAATCGAAGAGGTCTGCTACGGATCTACAAGTCTTTCTAGCTTCCTCAATCCAATCCGCCACAAACTGCGGAATTTCGACTGGTTTTTGTTCGTCTAGTTGTTCAATGAGTTTAATTACTTCCAAGTGGTCTACAATTTTAGATTTTGGAAAAGGTGTCTCGATAGCAATTTTATTTATTTTTTCAATCAATTTCTGTTTTTTCATTTTTGTGCTCCTCTATTTCTACCTCTATCCTTGGATTTAGACTGTAGAACTTGCCTACATCATGCAGAGCTATCTGACCGTCGTCATGGAAGACAATCTCTGACATGCTGTCATAGAGGGCTTTTTCGTAGTTATCTATGTCAGGCTTTTTGCCTACTGGGATGATTTCATCCAGGAGGGCCTGCTGGTTCTTCTTGACCTTGGAAATGTACTGAGGAGGTTTGATATAAAATCTAACCTTTACCCTCAAAGCTCCCTCAAGAATAGGCTTGCCCATGTACTGATTAGCAATGAGCAGCTGGCAATGATTGCGCCAGGATTTCATATCCTTATCTTCGTAAGTCGTGGTAAAGTTCCCACGTCTCGCAAACCGTGGCCGTGATTGGGGCTTAGGCTCAATGTTCAGGGTCAATTTCATCTTAACTAAGCTCCCCTCTCAATCCACAGAGATCAAAAAGATTTTGTTTGTTAGCCTCAATATATTCAAAGAATATTTGTAGCTCAGCTAGTTTTCTTTTTTCTTTCTTCACTCCTAAACTTGTATGGTATTCTACGTCCTCCTCAGGTTTAGCCTTAATGTCTAGCCAGTATAGAGGCTCAAAAACGTCCCCATTTTCATCCAAAGACGGCTCTGCATCCTGGTTTCTAAAAACCATCTTCATATCATAGCCAATCATATTCTCAATTTTGATTTCTTTATTTTCAATCTCGATTACGATTGATGTTTTTGGGACATTGATTTTAGTTATCATGTTGTTTCTCCTGTTAAAAAAGTGTAGTTTGCAAAGGGTACACATCTTCAAATGGCACCCCAAGCCTTAGGCAGTCTCGCTTGATGTCCATTGTAGAAATGACGTACTTGACGCCGTTATTTTTCTTGTCATAATGCGGAAAAGTGTACCCATCATTTTCAATCTTGGTCTTGATGTCCGTTTTGGTTTCAGGTTCCCAGTCCACCCAATCCGTCCACTCCATCTCATACCTCATCAAATAAACTTAATTGAGCGTTGTGGTTTTTTATCCGCTCCTGTGCTATATCAAAATAATAGTCATCTATTTCAGTTCCTATAAAATGCCTATCTAGCTCTAATGCTGCCAGCGCTGTCGTTCCACTTCCCATAAATCCATCAAATACAATATCTCCAATGTTTGAGTGTTTTATAATGCACCTTTTTATCAATTCGATAGGTTTTTGATTTTGATGGAGTAGTTTATCTGAGCTGACTCGCTTGAAATCCCAAACATCTGTTAGGCGCTCGCCATTAAATTTCTTTCGTCCTTTGTTCGCGAGTATTATCATTTCGTACTGCTTTCCAAATTGCGCCTCCAAATCACCAGCAGTGTGATTATTTTTTCTCCAAATAATAATGTTTTTTACCGTGAAATATTTTTCGATTTCTTGTTTGAAAAAATCAATCTTATCAAACGAACAAAACATATACATTGCCGTATCATTCTTTAAAATCCGATAACATTCTTTTATATATTTTTTTATCAATCCAGGATTGTCATCGTTTTGAATAACATCTGAAAATTTATGATTTTCTTTCCGCCAATTTGTTTTATAATTTATTAAATAAGGCGGGTCTGTTACGATTAAATCAATTTTATTATCAGGAATCGTTGCCATAAATTCCAAGACATCTTTTTTTATAATTTCATCCATGTCATTTCAAAAAAATGCGACTGCCTTTGTGATAATTGGCTAAATACGGGCAGTCGCTCGTCCAAGGTCACATGACCTTCATTGACGTTTTCTAGTTCGCAGTTTTACAAGAATGCACGGCTTGTTGGTTTTTGAGTTGTTTCCAAAATGGAAATAGTTGGTTTTGGGTTATTTTGATTTTTCAACAGCAAACATATCCTCGAATTCATCTGTCTGCTCTTTGAACTTCATCGGGCTGTCCCCTCTGAAATAAAATCCATTGTCATCCAATTCGCCTTTGACTCCCGTCGCCCAAGACAAGAAAATTGAGCCTTGGCAGTCAGGACAATTCATGAATGTAAAGTAAGATGGGACTTTCCACCGCTTCGCACATCCACAAAACGGGCATTGCAAATCAACATCTACCTTCTCGCTTGGTTTCTGCGAAATCGCTGTGCTTCCGCTAAATTTTGCAGATAACTTGTCCTTCGCTGCTTTGATATTGACAGGATCAATTTCAGCTAACTTCTCAGCATCAATTTTTAAAACGGTCCCTGCATTCTCAGGCTCTTTCTGACTTAAATCCTCAAGAATTTCATCAGACCCTGTGACCATCTGATAGGCTTTGAATAAGGTTTGATAGTCAAGTTCCTGCGCTCTCTCAAAACTAAATTTTACGTCATCTTGTTCGATATAGATTTTCATTCTTTCCTCGCTTTTTCAAACTTAATAATTACTTTCAATCCAGTGACTCGCTGGATTTCTTCGTCTGAAGCATCCTCTTTCAATAGCTTCAGAGCAACATCTTCCATGCTACGAAATGAGCCGATGTACTCATCGTATTCCCTGCATGTTTCGCAGTAATCTGGCTCTTCGTAGCGATCTAGCGTGTACCAGCCGCCAAGGTGGTTTTCGTAGAGATGAATCATCAAACCACCTCTACACGTTGACTCAGCGCTTTCGTTTTGCAGTATTCGCAATGACCGCACGGCTTCGCCTTCTCTTCGCCTTTTTTAACCTTGTCAAGGCGCTGGATGATCATAGACAACTCTGTCAGCTCATAGCCAAGCTTTTCCTGAGTTTGAAAAACGATGGCCCTGGTATCAGGAGCAGATTCCTTAGTCACCGCGTAGATAATAGGGGTGAACTCTTTGCCGTACTGCTCTTCCAGCATTTTCTTATATGCCGCCATCTGCAAGCGATACCCTAAAGCATCGAACCAGCGAACCTGAATATTTCGTCCGCTTGCTTCATCCTGAATCCAGACCATGCTGTCAATGTCAGATTTCGTGGTCTTAATATCCACGAAATACCCTTTTTCAACATTGAGACAGTCAATCTTGCCTTTGAATTCCACGCCTTCGATTTTGCCTGTTACAGCAACCTCTTTCTGGCCGACATAGTAGTCCATGAACTGCTTATCAGCTTCCAGTCGCTCAATCATGCGCTGGCCGACCAAGAAGTCGGATTTCAACTGACCTTTGGTCTTTCCGGTTTTTGAAATCATGGCATCTGCGTTTTCATCCATAAATTTCTTATGTACTTCTGGACTTTCAAAATAGCTGTGGACCATATTCCCGACCAAGAGAGCCGTGTTGTCTCTCTGGTCTTCCCATTCTCCTTCCAGCTCTGCTAGCGCTCGCGCTTCACACTCTCTAAATCGCTTATATTGCGAGATAGACCAGTAGCGACGTGCAGAAGCTGCTGAATAGTAATCTTTGCCAAGTAAATCTTGTGTCATTCCATTTCCACCTTCACTGATTTTGACTTCGGTTCAAAACGAACGCCGTGAGAATTAAGCCATTCTTTGAACTGTTCTTTGATTTCCTTTGCGTTCTCTGCTGGGAAAATCAAGTCCACAGTAAATTTGTAACCATATTTTTTAGCCACGTCATCAGAAGCCATATTTTGCGATTTTTGGCCTACTCCTTGTTCGTGGGCACTATTACCCTCCGAACTCGTTTCAGGCTTAAATTCGGGCTGTTTTTGAGCGTAGAATTGATTTTGAGTATTTCTTTCCACCTCGACCTGTGCTTGTCTCATTTCAGCTGCATCTGCGTGTAAGATATTGATGACATCCAAAACTGATTTACCATCTTTGAGCATGTCAACGTATTTTTGAGGAGCTAGATCATTATCCTCTGCAATAGCTGTCATTTCATTGATGCGTTTTCTAAGTTCTTCCTTCGCTTTAGCTCTGTCTGCTAGGTCTTTATCGTCTAAAATGGCCTGCAGGATATCCCCCAACTTAGCGCCTTCTTCATATCGCCGAATATAGACAGCTGGGCCAAATCCTGCCTTGGCAGCTGCTTCTGTTATCTGGATAAGTCCAGCTTCACGTTGTTGTTTCTTTTCTGCTTCTTCTGCGACCAAATCAGCGATCATTTTAGAGGTCGCTTGATTGATTCGCACATTGTCAGCCATGAAACACTTTTTCTTGCTAAAATCGTCAAAGTAAATAGCAAACAGCTTGATATCGAGATCAACTCCGCTATCTGCGATTGCAGATTCAAAAGCCGCCCTGACTGTTTCCTTGCGAGCTTCTGTCGCTCTCTCTTCAAATTCTTTAATCTGATTTTTGATGTCAACCTGCAAAGTTTTGATAGGGTCTAGTACAGCATTAACCCATGCTTTCACTTCGTCCAACGGATTAGAGTAGTCTTTTAGTTGGTTTTTGAGTTCTTGCTCAATCTGGCGTTGCACTCGTCCCAATTCGTCTTTAACCTTGGTGTCATCTGACAAAGTTTCTTCTGTTACGATATAGCCAGCGTATTTTTTTTGATATGCTGCTAAAGCTTGTTCCAAAACCTCCTTGCCTTGGATTTCGATTTCAGCCGCTTTCAGGACAAAGCCGACTTCTAAATCCGTTACTGGAATGAGCTCGAGGCTATCCGTTACATCTTTTAATTCTTCAATCATTTTAGAAATCCTCCCCTTCTAGCATGTCCATTTGACCTGTTTCTGGCTCTTGGTCGATTACTTCGCCTGTTTCTTCATCAAAATCTGGGCTTTTTTCAGCTGGATGGCTTGTATCTGTGGTCGTCAACTCCTGGTTGATAACCTCTTTTTTTGGTTTTTCAGTCACTTCTTCAGAAGCTCCAAGGATACTATCTAATGTTTCAGCCTCTTCTCTCACTGGTTCAGCTTCTTTCATTTGACGCTCATTGTCATACTCGTCAGCAATTGTGTTATTGATTGCTCCAGCGAACAAGTCGCTGTCATTGCTTGTATTGATAAACATTTTGGCAGCTCGGTTGATAACCGTACGCATGGCCATCTGGTCAGGAAAATCAATTTGAACATTCTTTGTTTTAGCCTTAGACCAAGACTTGTCAATTTGTTTTTTAGTCATGATTTCAAGAAACTCTTCTCCATCAGTTCGAGTGATGATGCAATAAGCAGCAATTATTGGATTATCTGCGTTCTGCCAATCTGTCTCATGTTTGACTAACTTCTTACGCCCGTTTTCAACTGATACCTCTAGTGTATCCCCTTCGTAGACAACATTAGCAGTAACGTCTTTCACCTCTTGCAAATCTTTAGTAACTTTAATGGTCCCAAAATAAGACATTCTCAATTGGACGTCAGAGCCATATTTGATAAAGTAACATTGCTTTTTAGCCGGGCTTAGTCCTTGGGTTACCATTTCTAATAATGCGTTATAAACGCTGTCTTGAGTGCATTGTTGGAGCAAATTTCCACTGTTGGAGTTTTTTAGAGCATAATATGCCGAACTCAGTGCATTGCTAACGCTATAATTCGGTGCGATCAGTAGTCCTTCTCCCTTCATCGCTTCGATTCGTGTCGCAACATTTGATGTAACTTGCTTCTGTGTTAGTTCGTTTGTCATTTTCTTCTACCTTTCGTTTTCTTAAAGTTCCAATTTTGACGCTTCAAGCGTCGATTTTCGTTTTGCAATTTCAAAATAATATCTTGTTGCTCGTTGATAATTCCTCCGAGTTCTTGGCCGAGATGAATATACTCAGCTCGCCAGTTGTCGATTTCTGCGTGTAACTCTTCAATCATATTTCATCACCCACATATCGACGTCGACCGCATCCGATATCCACATATTCGCTTGGGTCAAGTTCTTCTCGTTCTTCGGGAGGTTGCATCATATCTCTATCGTAATCAAACATGAGCATACACCTTTCCGAGTTCCAGGACTCGTTTCACATATCTAGCTTTGGACGTCAAACCGAGATCCAGCAATTCGTTTTTTTCTTCATGATTGGCCAAAATCCACACACGGTTTTCAAGTTCAATTCTGGTCATCTTCCTGCTCCACCTCTTCAATTTTCACTTCGCTATTTAGACGCTTCATCGCTTCATCTACCGACTTGCCGTCCAGGGCATCCTTGAGCACGTGGCTTACATCGTGCATTTCTTTCTGAAGTTGTTTGATTTTTTTGATTGCTTTTAGTGCTTTAAGCATATTTTTCTCCCTGTTGCTCTTTTTCTTTATAGATTGCCAATTGTTGTTTTAGATCGTAGTTTTCTTGCTCGAAAGCAAAGCGACGTTTGCGTTCTTCGTTCAGGTCATTCATAAGTTCGACTGCGACTACTCTCCAGTCAATGTTCACTTCCTTGATGATTCCCTCAAGACCTAGTTTTAATTTAGTAAGTAATTTCATTAAGCTACCTCTTCCTCTTTGTCAAGCATTTCATTTGCAATCCCGTTCCAAATATCATAGAAACGATGATTTGCTGGGATGATAATTGGTTCATCTGGTTCTAATTTTCGACCGTAAGCATATACTGTGACTTTCATTTTGACCCCTTTCGTGTTATAATCATGTTGAATATTTTTAGTATGCGCCTGATTGCTGTCAGGTGCTTTTTTTGTTATCTTAGTTCATCTATGCTGATCTCCAACGCGTCAGCAATTTTGCATATGTTCGGCCAAGAAAGATATTTCACCTTTCCTGTCTTTAGGTCAGAAAAGAAACTACGATTGACACCAGACATCTTTGATAATTGATTTCCATTCAAATTTCTTTCCTGCATTATTCTATTCAATTGTTCCCACATTTTCACACCTCCAACCACTATATGTTGTTAAACAAATATATTTAATAAACAATATGTTGTGCTTTTCTGTTATATATGTTATAATCATTATTGACTAGGACCTCTCACCGTTTTAGTCAAAATTTCAATAGAAAGGAGGAACTCTAATGAAAATGACTATCAATACCGGAATCCCTCAAGAACAAGTTACTAAAATAGTTCATGAAAAAGGCCCGGGTCATACATACGTCGAAACAATCTATCCAAATGGCTTGATTATTAATTATGATATGTTGCCTGACGGAACAATAGACGTCGATTGTAATAAGCCACTTCGTCTTGAACCAGACGGAACTTACACACCAATAATGGACTGACCTTTAATAGTGATCTTACTGCTACTAAAGGTGATACTTGAACTATCTAACTTAATATTACCTGCCTTGATGTCAACGCTGTTTACAGGTTCTCTTTCAAGGCTTTTTCTTTTCCCGCTATACGGATATCGGTTTGGTCTCATTCTTTCTCCTTTTCAAATCAAAATCCTAAATTTGAAACTTCTCTCTTTTATTTATTAAGAGAAGTAGGACTTATTGTTAATTAATACTTGTTGTTAGTTAATATTTATTAGTGCCTTATTTTACAACGTTGTAAAATACAATGTTGTAAAATACAATGTTGTAAAATACAATGTTGTAAAATACAACTTTGTATTAAGTAATTGTGGATAACTCAGACTTCTTCATAGCTATCGCTTCATCAAGACGTTGCAACATAATTTCAAATTGAAAATCAGAGATTTTTACATCTGAAAAGAATCTGAAAGTCTGAACTCCTCTCCCTCTGCCGAGGCTTTTTTTGACAGTCCGTAAATATCCAGCTTTTTCAATCTTTTTGAAATGCCTTAAAACCATTTCGCGGCTAATATTCAACCGTCTAGCTATTTCTTCTGGATATACAAGCCAATTCTCTTTATTGCTGAGAATGACCATCAATATCCCAATCGTGGCAGGTTCAAGTTTTGGATCTCTCAGAAAATCATTTTTGACTGCTGTATAATCATCCGTTGCATTTCTGAAAGATTAGTTGAACATTCAAGTTTTTAAAATTTGTCATACGCTCTCCTTTCCCCTTATCTAAATAACCACGTTTCGTGGTCTTGAGTCTGAAAAAATTTCGCCAATATCTTTTTCTAAAATATCGGCGATGATAAACATTTCATCTGATTTAAAAGCACTTTGCCCCTTCTCTTTCTGACGATATGCTGTCTCAGAAATACCAAGTTTTTTGGCCAACTCTTTCTGTGTAATGCCTTTTTCTTTTCTTAGTTGATAAAGATAAATTTGCACGTTCCTACCTCCTTTATATTAATAATATCCTCTGTTTTTTTATGATATAATAAAATCAAAAACGAGGTAATTTGATGTTTAGTTTGATTGATATTTTGAATGTTTCTGCTGCATGGATCGGAGCCATTACTGGTGTTGTTAGCTTGATTTACTCTTTAAAAGTCAATAGAGTGAAATTGAACATTTCTAATTTCCGTAAAACAAGAATGAACGAATACTCTTGCTATCAGTACAGCTTTGTTTTGTCTAACCAATCAAATTCAGATGTTCTAATCAAAAGTATCCAACTGTTTGACAAAAACGGAAAAGAAATTTTTGACAACGGATTTAATCCAGTCACTGCTATTCCTGAGAAGAAACCAGATCCATTTGGTTTGGTTAGCAGTACGCAGACATTTTTTAATGTAGATTGGTACTCTGCACCATTTGAAGATGAGATAGAATTAAATCCATACTCATTCCATAAGTTCTCATACTACCTAAACGAACCACCGCATACTATCAAGATTAAAACCAACAGACAAATTCATTATCTTTCTAAATCTAAATCAATCCATCCTGTCTTTAATAAAGCAAATTAGATTTATTACAGCACAAACTACATTTACGATTGTTACTGCAATCAGTCCTATTTCGTTCATCGTCTTTACCTCCTTATTTTTCTATTTGTTCCTCAGATAGACCGTTCTAGTCTTTTAGAAATGATTTCTACATCTGAGTCGTCCATTTTCAACTGGGCGACTTTTTGATTTAAACGAGCTTCGACGGCTTGGTTAATTTCAAACCATTCACGTACTGTAAATTGACTTCTGAATTTCAGGAATTCCTTTATTGTTTCTTTCACACTTTGTCTCACTTTCCAGCGCCCTGAGTTCTATCTCATGGCTAACTTGTTTTAATAGCTTTTCACACGCTATTTTTGCTTCTCTGTACGTTTTAGATTCGCTGATGAAGTAATCAGCAAGTTCTATGATTTTATCTTCCATTCAACCTCCTATATCAGTCTCAAGACTGAGGCGATTTCCTCCTAATTTGCTATAATAACTTTGACTAGGACCTCTCACCGTTTTAGTCAAAATTTCAATAGAAAGGAGCAGTCTTATGTCAAAGACTCTAATAAAACCTGGAACAGATAATCAGCCTGCAGGAACTTATGTCGAAAAAGGTCCTCGTGGCGGAAATGTACCTGGTGGTCGTGTTGTTCACATCGATAAAGGCGACAGATTACCACCAACTCAAAAACCAGGTAATGGTTGGATTAAACAATAATCCGATCACTCTACGCATCTAAATAGATGCGTTTTTTTGATAAGCAAAAACTTTTTCCGAAAACATCAATTTGAAACCATGCTTCTGCATAGTATCGCCCATTCTCTTTATACTTTGTAATATAGTGATGAAGCATTTTATTCCCTCCTACTCCTCAAATCTTTCGTTATGAATTAAGCCACATCTTTTTGTTCATATACTGTTACTGTATAGACTATCTTGCTCATTCCATCGCTAGAATGTACGGTTGATTTTTCTACTATTATGTCTGCCGTATCATTGGCTATTTTGAAGAATAAATACAACAAACATTCTCGTAAAATTTTTAATCTTAAAGGAACAGTTAGAAATCGTTT